AATTATTAGTTATTTATCTGTACGCATAAAAAAAGACCCCCGTGAAGGGGGGTCTGAAAGGACAGGTTGGACAACCTGAACCACAACAACCGTTGCGGGTAGAACTCACATTAAGTTCTTTACAGCAACACGTCTGTAGTAACGGTTGGAGTTGACACGCAGTCTACCAAGACCCTGAGTAGTGCCTTCAGCGAATGGGTTAGCAACAATACCATAACGGGTCTTGAAGCCAATCTTGGGCTGGAAGGAGTTCTCTCCAACGGCACGAACCATCTGGAGGGGAACATATGGGCAATAGAACAGACCAGCGTCATAAGGTGAAGAACCCTTATAACCAACAACGTAGTACTGGTTACCAGCACCAGCGTTACCTGAGGTCAGGTTAGCTGCATATGGGTCAATATAGACCTTGAACTTACCATTGATAGTACCAGCGAAGGTGTTGCCGGTGTCATCAACGTTCAGGTTAGCGTTCAGAGCTGGGGTGTAATCGAGGATACCAGCCATGGTGAGTGCGGAAGCAACGTCTGCAGAACACAGAATCATGTTGCCCTTTCCTCTACGAGTGCGTTGTGCAATCGCGTTGGCGTCTCTTTCGATTTGGAACAGGAGACCCTTGAACTTCTCAACCGACCAACGACCGTTGGAGTCGATGTCCAGGTCAAATACACCAGCAGTAGCAGTGTTAGAAACAGCACCTTGCTCAGCAACCTTATAGATGGTTCTGATGACTTCTCTGTTGATCTCAGCGAGGATCTCAGTAGAGAGGATGTTAGCAAGTTCTGCTTCAGCGTTCAGACCGTGGATAGCCTTGAGGTCTTGGGCGAGTTCCAGTGAGTACTCAGCCTTCAGAGCTCTTGACTTAGCGGTAACGGTGACTTTCTCGATCGAGAAGGCCATCTGGTTGAATGCATTAGCACCTGTACCATCCAGGTTCTCAGCATCACCAGTCTGCATACCCTGACCGACATTATAGCCGAGGGAGTTAGCAGTACCGACAGGGTTCAGAACAGAAGGGTTAGTACCAGACTGTGAGGTTGTACCCAGACCAGCGTTAACGTCGGAGAAACCACCAGTCAGATCGAAACCAGCATCCTGACCAGAGAATGCAGTATCAGCTTCGTTGAACAGTGCTTCGGATCCCGCCTGATCTTCATAACGGGAACGCATTGCGAAGATCAGTCCAGTAGGACCACTCATTGGTTGAACACCAGCCAGGTCATAAGCGACCAGGTTAGGCATCGAACGACGGATCAGAGAGATCAGTACGGGGTCGAAACCTGCAACTGGACCAGCTGGGGTTGCGGCACCACTAAAACCAGCAGGATTGGATCCAGCAGAGTTAGTGGGGGATTCCATCAGGTTGATACCTGATGAGAATGCTTGCTCCTCACGGAGGAATTTTTCTTGGTTCTCGAGCAGGACAGCGGTGACAGCTCTTCTATGGTTGTCCTTGATTGGATCAAGACCCTCATAGTCGAGAAGTGGACTCCACTTTTCCTGCAGATGCTCGGATTGGAACATTTGCTTTTACCTATAAAGTTAATTGTTTGTTTGAATGAATGTTAAATTCACTTTTTGAATGCACCCAGTGTTCTGAGATAAGCGTCCATACTGGCTGCAGTAGGGGCTGGTGTTGAATCAACACCCTCAGACAAGGTTTGTGGTGCTTCTGATTTTGCTGTAGTAGTTCTGGAGAAGTATGACTCCTTCAGAGTCTCCAGCTTTTCACGATATTCTTCCTCACTTTCAAACTCAACACTTTCGGCAAGTGAAGCGAGCTTCTCTTTCTGAGTTGATGCAAGACCCTCTGAAACGGAATCAAGGATTCCATCGGCTACTGACTCTGCCAGACGCTGATTCAGGGAGATGTTCTTATCAATCTGCTCGTTGAGTTTTGTCTCCATATCATCAAGTTTTTCTACCATGCTCTCAAGCACATCATATTTATCTTCAGGAATAGTTACATAATGTTCTTCAAAAAGTCCCTTCATACCAGACAGGAAGGACTCAGTCATTTCAGTCTTGAGACCATGCTCGATGGCGAGTTGGTTCTCAGTCATCCATTCTTGAGCAACATACTCAAGATAGGAATCAACACGCTCTTGAAGTTCACCCTTGAGTGATTGGGCTTCTTCAGCCAACTTCTCAGCGTATTGGGTCTCCAGGGTTTCCTGGATTTCTCTTACCTTGGAGGAAAGAGCGGCTTCAAAGATGGTCTTAGCCTTTTCTCTGAATTCTTCGGAGAGTTCTTCACCACCGAGGAGAGCATTAACATCTTCTTCGATGTCATACTCTTCGGTTTCTGCAACGACCTCTTCGGAAGTTTCGATTTGGTCCTCTTCAAGAACCTCCTCTTCTGTTGCTACTTCTTCTTTGGCCATTTTCTTCATTGGATCTGCTGGTTTTGCGCCTTTATTGACTACGTCCTTGACAGTTGCGATCTGAGGCTCTTTGAGCTTTGCAGAATCGTTGTCAGGCTTGTAGTTCTCGGGGGTAGGACCACCAAGATCTTCGTATGAACCAGATAATCCTTCGCCAGGATTTGAGAGTTGCTGCATTGGGTCGGCGGCTTTGGCGTTCGCATTCACAGCAGTTTTGGATTGCTCCATTTCTTGTAGATCTCCACGAGACATTTGAACTTTCTCCGATTAACCTTATTTAATCTATATTTATTTATAAATTGTTATTTTTATCACAGATTGTTTAAGAAGTCATTGAAAAGATCAAGTTTCTTTTCATCTAACTGCTTTTGACTAACCAGTGTATTGATGGTTTGATAAGTCTTTGCGACTTGGGCTTCTCTAAGAATTCCACCATCCCAAACCCAATCCTTACCTTCCATAATACCTTCAACGAAAGCATCAGGTGCAGAAGGATCGGCAACAATATCGGCAGCAGTTGATAACATAAAGTCATCACTGACAATATTGATACCTTCTCTTGTTTGCTTGAGTGAACCAATTCCTCTGGAAGAAACACCAAGTTTCACACCTTCGGAAATCAATGACTCAGCAATCTTACCCATAGGGGTAGAAAGGATTTTTGCTTTACCAATGAAATTGTTTCCATTCTCTCTGAGAGAAACAATTTTATGTGACACTCTGTCGAGATTAACGGTAGGACCGTCAGGATGACCAAGTTCACCAAGAGCACGACCAGAATTGATATGTGCTTCAGTGTATCTCTGGACTTCTTTTCTCAGAGTCTCCATAGGATACATACGACCATTTCTATTCTTGAGATCTCCCTGAAGGAAGATACCCTCAATGAACATAGATTTTTTACCGTTTTTTTCTTCAACGATAAAGTCTACTGATTCGATTTCTTCTCTAATGAGTTTCATTTGTTTTCTCAGGATACTTGAACTTGTTGTAAAAAGACGGTGCCAGTTCCAGCATTAGTCTTAACGGCAACCTTAAAAGAACCTCTCAACTGGGCCCAGTTGTTTTCATTGTAAACATCAGTTACACTACTTGAATCATGGTTAACCACAATTCTTGTACTATGATATCCATCATATCTTGCTGATGTCTTAACTTCACTTACAATCTTATGTTCAAAATCAAAGGCAGATACACCAGAAACTGTTAATGAAACAGCATCACCGACAACAAATGGTGAAGCAATTCCCTCAGGAAAATCCAAAATTGTTTTAGTTCCTGTTGTAATACCTACAACTCTTTGTGATGTTACTGGTCCAATAGAAATTTCTTCAGTATCAAAAGTTGACACATAGAAATCATCTACAGTTGCGGTTGGATTTGTACCAATAGCAACATGAACTCCTGCACCTTCTGCAACAATTCTGAGTGAATCACTCTGTTGGGCAAACACTACAGATTGTGTAGAAGTTGCACTTGTAGAAAAGGTTGTATTAACACCTACTGGTTTTGTCGCAGACATTATCTTTAATTACAATAGTTGTATAGTAGTTATTTATTATTCTTCTGTTTCTGGTTCAGAATCAAAATCCATATCAGACTCAAATTCAACCTGACCACCATCTTCAGTGTCAAGATTTACATCACCATCAAATATTGATGCTGCAACATTTGGTCTGATTGCTTCAATATTTTCTGCACTCTTTGCAAAAAGAACATCTTTAATACGATCACTGATTTGTGAGGAACTTCCGTCCGTCACCAACAAATCCATAAGTTCATCCATGGTTTAAAGAAATCATTACGTTGTTATTTAGATGACTCCCTGACCACCTAAATCAGGATCTTTAGGAGTAGTGGGTGCTTGAATTGCATTAGTAGGTTCTGTTGGTGTTGGTTCTGAAACACCACCTTCCATAGCCATAGGATCTGCCATTGCATTTGGATCAGGAATGATACCATTCTCAATCTCTCTTTCAATGAGTTCATCCTGCTCAAGAATCTCACTATCAGTTTGTTGAAGAATATTTCTTCTGACATAATCTTGAGAGTAGTACTTACCAATGTAAGGTTCAACAGTCTGAAGAAGGTTCATTCTTTCAGTCAGAAGTTCTGCTTCTTTCAGTTCCGCAAAGTGATTATCATATAGGAAGTCATACTGAATATGATCGTTCATATACTCCCAATCTTCAGGAGTAATGATGTTTTTCAGAATCAATTGGGTCTTCAACATGTCACTGAACATTGAAGAGAATCTCTTTCTCATTCTTCCAACAAATTTGGAGAACTTGACTTCATCTCTCAAGATTTCAGAAGAACGACCCAATGACATTCCTCCACCTTCACCTTCAATTCTGGTCTCAGGTACATTCAGAGATCTGTAAAGTTTTCTTTGGAAATAGTTAATGTCAGTAATTTCACCAAGGTTTTGACCACCAGGAAGTGTAGTAATCTCTGTACCACGACCACCTTCTCTTCTAGGCAACCAGAAGTCTTCCATCATGGACATAAACTTCTTGTCATCTTTGATTTCACCAGTGTCTGCGTTATATACCAGTTTGTTACGATAACGCATCATAACATCACGGAGATATTGTTCTGCCTTCATCTTAGGAAGGTTACCAACATCAATATAGAAGATTCTTCTTTCAGGTGCTCTAGAAAGACGATAGATAACAAGTGAATCCTCAATCATCATCAACTGATTGAGTGGTTTAATTGCTTTGTGTAACCAGGACAGAGTTGATCCCTTGTTTCTGTCTACCAATCCAGAAGTACAATAGGTAACAGAATCACGGGTCATTTTGACACCTTTTGTCGTTCCACCATAAGTAGTTGAGTTAGAACCAGTACCACTCCCCATATTACCTGGAGTGTAGATGAAAAACTCTTCAATCTCTGGGAAGTCATATCCAGTTCCTTCTGAATATTGATATTGAGTTACAGATGCTTGAACACTATCTTTACCTTTTTTCTTCAACTGTCTGACATATTTCATCTTAGAAGAATCAATATATCTCAGTTCTTGAATACCTGCAGTTGGATTCTTCTGGTCAATGACTTTATTATAGTAGAGTCTTCCGTCAATATACCAATTACGGAAAATCTCATGAGCCTTCTTGTCAAAGTCAAGTAACTCAAGAATATATTTGAACTCTTCTCTAATTTTCTTTTTGATACCATCACTGGCATTCAGATTAGACAATTCAATCTGAACAGGACTATCATTGGTATCTGAAACGATTGCTTCATTTACAATGTCTTCGATGGCACTATCACACTCAGGATAGAGTGCCATCGAACGATACCTACGAATAAGATCGTTTTCTGTTTTATATGTACCTTCAATATCTACATAAGAACCAAAAAACCCCGAACTGACATAGTGTTCAGAACCATCCTCATTGGTGGGAGGAACTGGAGACACTATGCCAGGCGAGGTCTTTTCGTTATCTTCAATAGAAAAACCAAACAATCTGGCCATTATGATTAATACTAGACTTCTGTTCTAGTATTTATCACTGAATCAGAGTTTCACCTACGGAACCAGTGTTGGACTCAAGAGAGTTACCAATAGTGAAGTATTGAACACTGAAGGTTACAGTGAACTCTTCGGTTGCGTTGGTTGAATCGTAACTCAGTGCAATTTCACTGATGTTGTTAGGCCAAATATCAAAGAACTTGTAAGTTCTCAGGACAGAATGCTCATCACCTACATTTGCGGTAGAGAATTTCTCTCTACCTCTACCAAGTTGTTGAACATATGCATCTGTCATGTAAGAAGCTGGGTTGGTAACACCAGTGTTATCATCCAACTTACTGAGAGCATTTGACCAAATTTCAAATGCAGTTCTGAGTCTGAAATCCTCATCATTGATAACTGTTACAGTCCAATCAGCGAATGTCTTATCACCAGCAACTTTCAGATTTCTACCTCTGAAAGGAACGTTGATAGCTGCAACGGTGGAAGCTGGAAGGTTAGCAGCTTTACATAGGAACTTGAAAGTTCCATTCTCACCGTTGTCACCTGAGTTCCAAGCGTCGGATACTGATGAAGGGAATGAAGGAATTGATACTTCAAACAGATTGGGGCGGGCTGCACCACCCGCCAATTTTGATTTGAATTGAGAAATGGTTTTTGCTTCAGCCATTTTTTAGTACTCCTTTGTTAGATGGTTATTTAAATAATGATCAGCCACGACCAGCAACTTCAGAGAACTGAACACCAGTTCTTGTAGCAATAAATGTGAGGGTCACATAGTTAATTGATTTGGTTGGCTTCAGGTAGATGTCTGCCCTAAACTCATTATTATCAATTACTTCAGGAGTATTGTTGGTCTCATCACAAACGACCAGGAAGTCATAAACACCTCTCTTGGCCTGAACATCTCTCAGGTAAGGTTCAACTATGTTAACAAAGTTGGATCTTGTGTTAGTGTCGTTGAGTTCAAAGAGTTGTGCATTTGCCGCACCCTCAAGAGCCTGTTCAACTGTGAGGAACAGTCTTCTTACGTTAATTCTATCGAATGCGGAAGCGTAAGAAAGTGCAGTCTTATCTCCGTATAAGATACTACCAGTACCTTTTTGATTGATGATAGAATTAATTCTTGCAGGATAAAGAATGTCTCTCTGAGCCTTAGTTGGATTATAAGCCAACTTAATAGCATTGTTCAGAGTACCTCTTTGAGTACCAGCTGGTGAGAACCAAGGATAAGCAACAATGTTTGTGCGAGTCATCAGACCAGCAACGTCTCCGTTACATGGAATATATCTGAACTCATTATTAAATCTGTCATAAGTGTACTTGTAACCACTATCAAATACTGCATATGATGAAGAAGTAAGTGGGGAGAAGAACTTCAGGAGATTATTGGTTGCTGTTGTTGTATTAGTAACATTTACAACATTAGATCTGTGTGGTGAGACAGTAGCAACACAATCTTTTCTTGCTTCTGCAATAGAAATAACTTTATTTGCTTTAGCTTGTGATTGAGACTCATCATCTAATCCAGGACCCATGATGATATAATCTACTTCGACTTCGTCCTTATTCGAAAACAAATTATATGCAGTATTCAAATCACCAAGTGTGGCTTCCATTCCACCATTTGCTGAGTAGTCAGCACCACCACCAAACACATAACTTACATTTCCGATAGAACTAAAGGTAACACCTTGTGCTTCTTGACCCCAAAGACCTTCACCCTCAGTAACTGGAGTAAATGATGTTGAGAAACCAGATGAAAGTGGTTTAGTATTCCAGTAAGTATCGGCTCCTTGTGAAGGATTCTTACCTGCATAAACATACGCTGAATTGTCAGCAATATAATTCTTATAGTAAGTCTTTGTTGGTGCATCACCATCAGCAGTTGCGTCAGAAGCCTTAGAAAGACTCAAGAACTTCTCAAGGATATTGCCTTGAATACCACTTACTGAACCAGTGTCATCAACAACTGCAACGTGGATACCATCGTTAGAACCATTTCTGGAACTTGAGTAGTTACCTGTTACAGGTCTTGGTGCCAGTGACTTCCAATATACCGTAGAATTGGTTAATCCAAGGGTTTGTTGGTCGTACCAATCAACAGCTGTTGTGGCGGATTGTGTAGAACCTGTAGTAATACCACTATTATTCACAAAGGAAATGGTATCAGATGCTTCAACAGAAGCTGCTGGATTACTTTGTTGATAAGTAATACTTGTTTCTGTACCTGCGGAAGAAACTCTTGATGTTATTTTAACATCAATTGTACTATTACCATTGGTTGTATCTGTGGTAACACCAGTGATAATTCCTTTGAGATAACCAGTAAAGGATGAAGTTGAACCTGCTCCAGGAATAACAACATCATCAAGAGAAACGGTAATACCAAAACCGACCTTTCCTCCAGATGCCCCAACATCTGTAGTATTAATTCCAATCGTTTGGTCTGCTGCGTTGTCAATAACACAAACTCTCAGTTTGTCAGCCCACTTACCAGGGTTCTTACCTGCCCAGTTAAATGAAGTGTCTGTAGTATGGTTGGCTTGATAGTCGTCGTAATTGTCAATTCTGAGTGAAGTAGTTGATGCTGCTCCAGCTCCTGCATTTGAATTGTTAAGAGTGGATCCACCAACTCTTGCAACTTTAAGTACACCACCATATGAAAGGTATGAGGATGCGGTCATCCAGTACTCATACTGTCTATCAGTAGAGAGTGGTTTACCAAAAGTTTGAATAAGTTCTTGTTCTGTTGAAATATCAATAGCTTCGTTTACAGGTCCAATTGAAAAAGGACCAGCAATTGCACCGATATTATCGAGAACATTATCAGCTCTCCCTACGGTTAAATCAACTTCTCTGACCAATACGCCAGGAGATAATTGAGGAGTCGCCATTTTTTTCTCCGTGATCTCAGTTTATCTGAAAATATTTATGAAAATGGGTGTTTTCAGTGGGGAAACGTGACGTGTTCCAAAAAAGTTACCAGTTGGGATAACTACCAATCAGGATATACATCTTTAATTCTAGGAACTGGGTTGTATGGTATATCTGGTTTATTTCTTTTTTCTCTAACTCTTTTGATAGTACACTCTTTACATTCATAAGAATATGATGATGCAACAGGTCCTCTATCTCTCCTAGTTCTATAAAACCCTTCTATTAGATTTTTTATTTCGCCACAAGTTCTACACTTCCTATCATTCAGAAGTAAGTGACCAAGTTTAATCTGACCATCTAAATCCATCAGTAATTCCAGAGTTCCCAACCACCTGCAGTGTTACCGTACTCATCCATCTGATGAGTATACCATCTGTCTCCATCTTCATCTACAAAGTTATCATCAGCCAAACCATCATCTAAGAATCCAAATGGTGCCATATCCTGTTCAATCTGATTCTTCTGTTCTTCATATAATCTTTTTCTAACATCTTGGTCAGTCAGTTCTTTGAAATAGTCTTGTGCAACCAACCAAGCATAAATGACCAAACACATTGCCAAGTCATCATTACAACCCTCTTCTGCTTCAAAGGAGTTGTGTTTCTGAATAAATGTAGTCAGTTCTGAGATAGTGTCATAATCACAAAGGAGAAGTTTATCTTCTTCAATCAAAGTCTTCAGGTTGAATGAACCAACCTTTTTCACAGTCTTAGACATCTTTACACCTAACTGTGTCTTCTGTCCCGAAAATCCTTGTCCAACAATCTGACCTGCACGACCTCTCATCGAACACATCAACAGGTTCTGATACTCAAGGTCATACTGAAGAATAGATGCCACCTGATCACCAACGTCATTGACCTCACATAAGATAAAGGCTTCATTGAAATTCTTTGCCACCTCATAGATGACACTAGGAAACAACATTGGTTTAATAGTGTTATCTCTATACTTTGCTACTACTTTGTGAGGGAATGTTGTAATATCAACAACCATAAACGCAGAGTAGTCATTACCGACACCTCTAGCAACGTCAACTGATATTACATAATCATGGTCTTTCTGAGGGTTTACATATAAATCTAATCCAGCATTTCTTTGGATAGGATTTTCATACACCATCGTCTTGAGTTTAGATGGCGCAATCAGTGTGTCAACAGAACCAAGGAACTCGCACTCAAACTCAACCTTGAACTGTTGTTCTGATGTGTTCTTGATAGTCTGTTCTTTCCAGACTTCATCTCTACCAGGAACCTGAGACCAGTGAACATCAGTTGGTGTATAATCGTTTTGACCCCTCTCTGCGTCATGCCACATACGGTAGAAGTGATTCATACCATGTGGGGTAGAAACAATAATTACCTTCGTTGATTTACCAGAAGTAATAGTAGGATAAACAGAGGCAAAGAACGAGTCAGCAACGTGATTTGGAACGAACGCGAATTCGTCGAGAAAGAGGATGTTAAACGACATACCTCGGACAGCAGATGCAGATGTAGAAGCTGCCAATATCTTACTGCCATTTTCTAACTCCAAACTACCTTTGTTCCATGCAAGAATACCCTGTTGCATCCATCTCGGTAAGTTCTCATAAGCAATTTGTAACCTACTGAGAAGTTCTCTTGCAGTTGATGCTTTGTTTGCTAGAATACCAATATTAACACTATCATTAAAAATTGCATAATGTAATAGAAAAGATACCACGGTGGTAGACTTACCAGTCTGTCGTGGCATCTTACAGATATTAAACCTTTTTTCGTGAAAGTTTCTTACCAGTTTTTCCTGGAAGTCGTACATTTTGAAGGGTTGAAGACCATGGTCCAGAGTTACAATCTGAACATAGTTCTTTGCAAAATATACAGGGTCTTCTTTACATTTGATATATTCTTCAATATTCTCTTGGGTAAATTCAATAGCCGTATTGGCCTTCTTCAAATTTGGATTACCCAAATAGATATCAGCATTACTCATAAAAAATTACCTACTAATTTCTTCCCAGTCCATTGCGGCATAAACATCTTCACTACTTGATATTGGAGATGCTGCAATAACAAGTGTAAGTTCGTAAGG